TATTGGAGAACCAGCATACTGTTTCATTCCATTAACACCTCTTGGGAAAGAAATATCTTCTACTGGCAAGGAATTAAATACTTTCCTATAATCTTCTACAAATTTATGCAGAACCTTTTCGTCTCCTCCCAAAACTACATTAACAGCATCCTTTAGTTTTTCTCGGATAACTGCAGGTGTGGAGGACTTGACAATTTCTAGTCCCATAACCTTTAGTTTTGGTTTGGCATATTGAACACCCTCAGAATTATGGACGTTCAGCACGTATCTCTTTTTCGCAGTCCAGATACCTTTATCAGCAAGAACTTCTCGCTTCATGACCATTTTTTGATCATAAGCATTCATATACTGAGCCAACTCATTATAACACTTATCTATATATGGTTGAACTTTATCTTCACAAAATCTATCCATTAATGAGATAATCTTTTCAGTTGGATTATCTTTGAAGAACTTCTCAACCAACTTCTCAAATGTTACATAAATTGAATCCGTATCAACAGCAATAATATAATCTTCATTTTTAGTACCAAGTATCTCGTTCATAAATTCGTTCATCTTATTATGAATCCAACGAATACTTAACTGTCCTGAAGTAGTGATACCCTCAGCCATACGAATATCAAAGTAACGGAAATACTGATTGCCCATCGCACCATAAGCAGAGTTCAAAGCAATCTTCATTGCCATCTGCAGATTGTTCAATCTAGATATTTCTTTGAGTAGTTCTGGTTCCTTGGTTTTTTCATAGTCTTGTTCAACAGCAAGCATCATCTTTTTATATTTGCTTCTGTCAACATACATCTTATTCATCAACTCAGGAAATATACCTTGCTTCTCTTTGCTATAACACCAGCCATTAGCAGTCATAGAAAGGTTTCTTTCTTTAACTTCACTGGTATCTACATTTTGTTTCAACAAACTATTTACTTTACAGTTAACATTAAAATCCTTAACCATGGTTTCAGGACTGATGTTATATTGCATAATCAAGTGGGGGTATAGACTGTTCAAGTCAAATGAAGCAACCCAGTTATGCATGCCAAGTATAGGGTCTTTAACAAACGCACCCTCAAACTGAGCACTCTTTTCAGTAAAACTTTTTTGCGGGATAACTATGTTTTTGCTCTTCAAGTGATTATAGATAATCGCATCCCACATACGAACCTGAGAATAAACATCCTCATAGTTTATCTTAGCATTATATGCCATAGTTAAGATAAGCTCGATCAGCTTCATCTTATCTTCAAGTTTATCAACCAACTCAACGTCATGAATATTATACTCAACAAACTTTTGCCAGTCACCTTCATAGAAGTCTTTGAAGTTTTCAAACTCACTGTGGTCTAGTTTGTTAGCACCAAGTTCAACAAAGGCAATGTGATCTAGACGATAAGACTCTTGGTTTGAATAAGTAAACTTCTTATAGAGATCGAGATAATCTAAGGAAGCAATACCAACCACATCATAAGCAATTTCTTTGTTACCCCTAACATAGATTTCTCTACGACGAATCATTTTCCAAGGAGAAAACTTTTGAGCATCCCTAGTGCCAAGGATACGTTCAATCCTACCCAAAAGATATGGAATATCAAAAAAGTTTGTGTTCCACCCTGTGATAATGTCAGGATAGTTTTTCTGCCAGAACTCCATAAACTTCTTGAGCATAGTATACTCATCTTTACATTCAATATACATAACATCGTTACGTGTATTATTAAACGGACGAGTACCAAACGTTATGGTTTTCTTTGTGGTAAAGTCTTTGATTGAAATTAGAAGAACTGCCTCGTTAGCAGTTTCAATATTTGGGAACCCTTCTTCAGTTGCGGTTTCAATATCAATCGTAAAGATTCTTATCTTATCAATATCAAACACCACTTCACCAGTATAGTTGTCACTTATATACTGAACAACATAGTTTGTATTTCCGTAGATCTCAAACCCCTCAACACCGTCGTATCTAGAGATAAAATCTTTACAGTCTGAGATAGTTCCTGGAGTAATCTCATAAACAGGTTTACCCTCTAAAGTTTTCCAAGGGATAGATGAGACACCGATAGATTTATTTGGAACAAACAGGGTGGGGACGAAGTCAAAGGTATGTTGAAAGCGTTTACCGTCTTCATACCCTCGCACCAAAATTTGATTACGCTTTTGGTGAACGTTAGTATAGAAAGTGTTGGACAAAAGAAATCCTCAAAAGAAATAACAAACAGGTATAATTATACTACAAGGTAGTATTATAGTAAAGTTTTATTCTTGTGTTGCAAGATATTCCAAAAAAGAAGCAGCTGCAGTTTCATTAGTAAAACATTTTACATGAACAATATCTCTGTCGATTGTGTGTGCTGCTACAACAAGTACCTGTTTACTTTTCATCACAGATACTTTAAAAATCCAGTTCCCCTTCTTTACAGGAATGAAAGAAGCAAGACCGTTGGGGAGAAGTGTAACTCTATTATTCATAGAGGTATTTAGGGATAGACCGAAGTCTACCCCCAAATATTAAACGTGCCAGTGTTTTCTAGATTGAAACACCTTTGACCAATGCTCTACCTCAGAAATAGATGTTGGTCGTTTACTCATAATAAACTGCTCAAGCTCATTGTTTGGCGTGTCGAAGAATGAAGTTAGGAATTTAATTATGCGTTGCATTTGCAAGATCCCTTCAAACTTTCAATGAGTTGTTTAGCATTTTTGCTTTTACCCATTCTGTTGAATCCTGCTGCTGCTCTTGCCATTCCAACTTCCATACCAAAACACTCCAATTTGCATAATAAATGTCTAATCATTTTGATCATTTATCATCGCTTTCTGCGAGAAATTGCTTCTCGCCATCGGAAGGTTGGTTAATTTCGATTTTCTTTGGCTTCTTATGCTCTGGAATAATACGCTCAAGGAAGATCTTAAGCATACCATTAATCATATCAGCACCCTGAATCTCGATATGATCGTTCAAAGCAAATGTTCGTGTGAAGTTTCTTGTCGCTATACCTTTGAATAGGTAGTCGTCATTATCTTCATTAGCGTTACCCGATACAACTAGTTTGTCTTCAACAAATTCAATTTCGATTTCAGATTTGCTGAAGCCAGCAACTGCCATCTCAATCGTGTACTTGTTCTCGTCAACCTTTTTAATATTGTAAGGAGGGTAGTTAGGGATGTTTTTTGTGATATCGTCGTGTAGTTTTGCTAGACGATTAAATTGATCATCGTAACCTACAAAAAATTTATCAAAATCTTTGAAGGATGATGGATTAAAGAACGTATCTAGACCTTTAAGAGTCATGTGTTTCTCCTTTTCAGCGAGTTAATAAAATTTGCTACCCAATAGGCGTAGCTATTTGGTGGTTTTAACTGGACCACCAACCAGTTCCCATTCCGTAGGAATCAGAATTACTTATTAGCGATATACATCGTGACTTCAAAGCCAAAACGCATTTCGGTATATTCAGGTGTTGACCACATATGTGTTCTCCTAAGTTATAACTGCCCATTATTGAGCATTATTACTTATTCATAGACACACATATTTGACCTAGTGAAAATCATTAGTTTCCACTAAATCAAAATTTATTTAAGCAGCTTGTGCTTCCTTTTCCTTATCTGCTTGTTCGTTGACTTGTGGCTGTCCTTGCTCTTTGATCTTTGCGACTAGAGTTACTACTTCATCAAATGGATGGCGACCCAATACACGAAGAATCATATTTACTTCCTCAAGACTCAATTCAAGTTTAATCATTCACTTTCCTTTCATTTAGTTTTTTACCAATGTTATATTTTGGAACAAGTTCCCACTGTTCCTTTTCCTTATAGGAAACTACTTTAATCTGAGACAGAGATGCTTTGTTATCTGCCTTAGAAGAATCTACAATTTTTAATAACTCCCAATCTTGCAACAACGAAGCAATAGCATTTCTTCTCTCGATATCATTGCTAGTAATATTTGCTTCTTTACCGTCCAAAGCAAATAGTTCTTTGAAGTGAACTATAAAATATTTACCTTGCTTGTGCAAAATATGGCAGGATTGATATAATACCTGCTCTTTCTTGGACGCTATTCCTATCCGAGTTAGTGTTTCCCGAACCTTCAAAAAGTTATCTGGTTCTGGGAGTGTAATCTCCAACATAGAATCAGGAGTCCAATCATAATAGATTGTCTCAACGCTCATTATTCTTTACCACCCTTTTGTAATTTTTGTTCAATAATATTTAATTGTTCTTGAGAAAGAAGTTTAATCGCTTCTTTTGCCTTTTCTCTAGAATAATTAAAGTACTCCATTACTAGTTCCAAAGGTTTATCTATTTCTTGCTTAGCCCACTTAGAAAACCTTTTTTTCTTTGGTATACTATTTAGTAAAAAATAATATTGCCATTTCTTATCTAGATTAGAGTACCGATTCATTTCATTAGCATAAAGAACGGTATCATGAAAATAAGATAATCCTCTATTGCTCAAGAAAGGATCATAATACTTTATGTTTAACGGATCCTCTTCTAATAAATCTTTCTTAGATAAATTTATGGAATTTAAAAAGTCAAATGGGTTCATGTGATCATCTTTCTTGACTGAACCCAATCTTCAGCTAAATCCTCAGCGACTTGTATTGATGTATAAGTTCGCCAATCATCTATCTCTAAAGCAGCATCCCAGTAATTTACCTGATACATTCCTTCTGCTGTTCGGTAAATTCTAGCACACCTATTAGTATCATCCGTATATTCACTTAGTAAATTCATAACAATCCAATCTCTTTTGCGTGTTTAGTGTTTACTACGATTTCTCTGTCTCCACCGTAAGTATCACTGAGGACTTCTTTAATCTCATCCCAAGTTTTACCTTGCGCTAGAAACGTATCGTCTTCAGAACTGAAAAGATAAAATATTTCCCCATGCTTCTCAACAGTTGCTAAAATATTATTATCTACCTCTGGTTCTTCTGACTCATATGCACCATCTGCTATTGACTCTAGCATTTCTATGGTTTCCATTTTTCGTCTATTGTAACCAGCTTTAAATGCCGTGACGTAAATAATAAGACCGATAAAGAAACTCAGTAATAAATCAAACATTGTTGAACCTGCAAGATGACATTACCTCTGTTAATGCTGCCATATTATTTAGTTCATGGTCAGCAACGAACGCAGACTTGTACTGATAATCTGCTAGGATAAGAACCAGTTGGGGAATACTGTTCTTATCCAAATACTCTACAGCTTTATCATACAAACTTCTAAACAACGAGGTGGTATCTATATCAGAGTTTTTACCAAGCCACTTCCTAGTAGATGGGAAGTCCTTGTTCTTGAGAAACTTGATAAGTTCTTTGAAGTTCTCATCATTTAAGTTTACAAGAATACCAGAATCAATAACACCTGAAGCAGAGTATCTTTGAAGTTCGTTTAAGATTCTACGGTAATCTGGGAAATGTTTAGTAGCCAGTTCAGCAACAACCTTCTGGTCATACTCTACATTCTCTAGATCAAGAATCTGTAGAACTCTTTTAAAGAACCCATTTAATACAGTTGGCTTTTCTTTGTTATCGATCTTAAACTCAACAACAGAACACCGACTGTGTAAAGGTGCTATGATTCTGTTTTTAAAGTTGCAGGTGAGGATAAATCTACAGTTGTTTGAAAACTCCTCAATGAATCCTCTCAACGCTGGTTGCGTACTATTGGCATTCAGGTAATCTGCCTCATCTAGAATAACGACTTTCTTTGCGTCAGTCAAAGAAACCGTTGAGGCAAAGGACTTGATATTTGTCCTGAGATTGTCGATACCTGATTCTTCGGATCCATTAATGAATAGATATTCTGCACCTATTTCATTACATAGAGCTTTTGCTACCGTAGTTTTACCCACACCTGCAGAGCCACTAAACAGAAAGTTGGGTAACTCTCCCTTCTTTATATAGTCATGAAAAGTTTTTTTCAAACTATTGGGAAGAATACAATCATCAATTTTTTGTGGACGATATTTTTCAACCCACAAAAAGTCTCTCTCACTCACATCCATAATATAATCTCCAAGATTTATTCAAAAGTAAAATTAGATTCACATAAAACATTCCAAAGTATTTCTGTCAAAAAGATCTTCAATTTCGTAGTTTACCAAAAACTTGCCACATCGTTCTAGATTTTTAGTTTTTTCATTCCAGACGTCAACATGGTAACGACGTAAATCTTTTTCCCTAAAACAGTTGTCTTCGATATCTTGTTTATATGACTTAACATATACTTGTGATTTGGGGATATATTTTTTTACCAGTGGATCATTAACATCGTCATGTTCAAAACACCACGCCCAAATTAAATCAGTAGACAAACCTCCCCACAAATTGGAAGTTACAGAGTGCGGCGTTTTGCGATCTCTAATAACAGTTTTCATAGTATAATCTCCAAGATTTATTCAAAAGTAGAATCAGCTTCAACTGCTACGTAGTATACCAAGTCTCCTTTCGTACTTTTAAATCTTGAAATTTTACGACTACTAATTGATACATCATAATCGCCTGGGATCATCTTAAGGTTATCAACTTTAAGATTAATCGTGAATGATTTATTTGTATCGCCTATCTGTTCTTCAAAACTATTTTTTGATTTGTTTTTCTTATCGCCAACAACAACTGTAAGTTTTGTTCCGTCACCAACGAAGGAAACGTCAGAACCATGTAAGACTGAAGAAGTTCTTTGAATCATGGATAGATTTTTCTCAGTAAGTTTGAAATCAATATCTGATTCAGGAAAAACTATTTCTTTGGTAGGTATAACTAAGTTAGTAGCATCTGAAGAAATAAATTTAATCGCTTGATTACCTTGCCTAATCTTAACATACTTTTCCTCAAAGTCCAGTTCAGGATCTTCGAACAAACTCATAGCACTGAGAAACTCATTAAGATCATAGATACCAAA